CTGCTCTCGACAATGATTCGTCGCCGCTCCTCGTAAGAATCAGCTAGGCGCTCCTCCTCAGCCTTGAGGAAGTCAAGGACACCAGCGACCTGCTCGTCGATGCGCTTTTGCTCCTCGATGACTTTCCTTCTGGCTTCGGCCTCTCGCTCCATGGCCTCGATGTTTCGCATAATCGCCTGGGCGTGAGCCAACTGTGAGTCAGTCGCGCCCTGCACGGTCATGTCATAAAGCTTGACCTCATTGGCAGACATGCCCCATGTGGCGGCGGCGCGCTCCTGAGCACTGATCTCCCTCTCGATTCCTTCCGAGTCAACCAGAGCCCCACCCGTGCCGCTGGAGTCTCGGAGCTTGCGCTGCGACTCCAGAGCCTCCTCAGCCGCAGCTCTTGCCTCGTCTTGTATCCGGCGGTAGCGGGCAATCATTTCATCGGCCCATTCGTCACCCTCCTCTCGCGGGCCGAAAAGGGAGCCTATAATAGACGGGCCTTCGGCTTTTGCTTTTATCTCATCAATGTCATAGCCAAGCTCTTTCAGCCGCTCTTTTGCTTCAGCATTGCCAGACGTTAACCACTCATAAAACCCAACATCACCCTCCGTCATGGCGGCAAACCACGCCGCTGTGACCTTAGTGTCCTCGGCGGCCTTGCTGAGCGCCGCCACCACAAGGATTCCTTTTTTCCCGCCGATCAGTGCCCCAGCGATTCCAACCTCCTGCGCCCACGGGGGGAGAGCCTGGAACCCTGACCAAACGTCCTCGACGCTATCCTGAATCTGGTTGAACACGGAACGAACGGACGACGCGGTGTTTATCCCTGCGATCACTGCGCGATCGAAGACCGACTCAATCGCGTCGCCCATGCCGCCAGCGTCTCTAGCGGTATCCAGCAGGAGCCCGCTAATGCTTCCGAGCAGGGGGGCAACCTGAACAGCCAGCTGCTGGTTTATCGCCGTAAATATACGGCCTGTGCGCTGAAACTCAGCTGTGGCCAACTCAACTTTGGTCGCATCAATGGCGCTGAGCGCTAGGCCGAAGTCGTCGACTTCTTTCCGGTAAGCGCGAATTGCATCGCCGCCCTGCATGAAAAACTGGGCAGCTTCCCGCTGCTCAAAGCCCAAGTCCTGCGCATAGCGGGCTGCTGTTTGCGAGTTGGTGGAAACCTCCTGAATGCGGTCGGCAATTATCGCTAGCCGCTCGTCCGCCTCTACGTTCGCCAGCTCTTGTAGATCTAGCTTCAGCTCCTTGACGGCCTGAAGGGCGGCGCCTCGCCCAAGCTCTGCCGCACCCAACCTCCGATTAAGGCGGTTAACCGACGCCTCGAAGTTATCTATACCTGCATCCGAAAACGCCAGCTGCAACGCCGTGACGGAATCAAATGTGGTATCGAGAGAGCGCGCTAGTGTCGCCTGAGTTGATACCGCATCCAGCCCTTTCTTGGTCATCGCGGCAATAGCCGCGCCACCAGCGGCCACGACCCCAGCGGCGACTTTCGCAGTCCTCTGGAGGTCGGCGCTTACTTTCTTGAGATCCCTCTCATCCTGCCGCCGCCACTTCGCTGACTCACGCTCAGCCTTGCTCATGCCCTGAACAAAACCACCTGTACGGGCCACGAGGTCGAGCGTAAGGGTGCCAAGCGATTTGCGGGACATTTATATCTCCTGTTATGCCCAGTCTTTCATTGCAGACTCAAGCGTCAGCACAGGCTGGTCGTGATATGGAGCAAAGTCGTGCAGGCCATAGGGCGCGGAATCCTTGCCTCGATGCGCATTGGCGTACATAGTCGCCAGCAGAGCTGACCCGCGCTCAACCCTCAGCCCAAGATTCAGGCTGCCGCGCTTGGCCCGATACTTGGCCCATCGCAAAAACTCCGGGTAGCTCATGCGCTGCTGCGCCTCAGCGATAGTGCGGCCGCCGATACCGCACATCACCAGCTCATGCCAGAGTTCGTCCTCGTCGGTCAGCTCGTCGGCTTTCCCATGCCATTTACCTCGCCAATCACTTGCAGCAGCGCCATGGTCAGGTTGCCGTCAAGCGGACCTCGATCTGGATCAGCCTCTCCGGTGATGTCCTCGGGAGTGAATACCGGCTTTCCCTCGGCATCGCAGATGCTGGCGGCGATGCGACCCGCTATTGCGTCGCCCTTGCCGCCCATGGCGAGCAGGTCGGACTTGGCGGACAGGTATGACAGCGGCCGGACGTAGACGGTAGCGGTCAGTTCCTGGTCGCCCTGCTTCCACGTCACTTCTTTCTCAATGGGGGCGCCGGTGAAGGCGCCCATTTCTTTTAGACTGTCAATGCTCAGCTGCATGATAGGTCCTTATGTGGCCTTACGAATCCAAGCGCTGCCGCCGGACCTCTGGATGGTCGCATCGGTGGTCACCACGGTATTGGCCGCGAAGTCGAACGGGAAGTCCGACACGTAGCCACGGAACGTGAACCACGTCCGGGTGTCGGGCAGATCCCAGTCCATTTCATCAGAGGTTACGGTGGCGGTAGCGGTTGCGTCGTCGCCGTCGCCGGTGATTGTGACAGTCGGGGCCGAGGTGTAGCCGCTGCCCGCGTTAGTGATCGTGATGGCCGTGATCTCGCCTGCTTCCACCGTTGCGGTTGCAGTCGCACCAGCACCGCCGCCGCCAGTGATGGCGACCGTAGCGGTGGTGTAGCCGCTGCCGGGGGTGGTGATGTCGATGTTCGAAATCGAGCCTGCAACAACGGCCGACGGGTCGATGCCAGTGCCGTCCGACCAGCCCACAGCCCACGCCAGATCCTCGATGCTGTCGTCTTCGGACAGCTCGTGCAGTCGGATGTGGGAGTCGTTGCGTGGATCGGCGTTGATAGTCAGTGATGCCTGTCCGGGCGTCCTCAGGCCGCGCAGGTAGCTGCGCACGGTGTCGCTCAGACAAGTGGTCTCGATCTGGTCAGCCGGGTTGCCGCCAGGTGTGAATGCGGTAGCACACTCGATCTCCAAGACTTCGAATGTTTCCGGGTCAGCGGCGGTTGGAGCCAGCACGTAGACCTGGGTGCCTTGTGTCAAAATAGCCATAATGTTTCTCCAAGGGTTGGAACGTGCCGTCTCACGACGGTAAATACACAACAGGACCCACCCTGCTGTTGGTGCGCCCCTTCGCGGCGTCTCACGACGTGGCTAGGGACGACTTAAATCAACGATAAGTGTGCCAGCTGACGTCCATACTGGAACGATAATTTAACGTCTCGCTGTCTCGGCTTTCGCCCCCATATCTTACAACATAACTGTGCAGTTCTACAGCATGCACTATGGCGGCGAGCACTGTTCGGGCCTCACTGGCATTGTCAGCATAAACATCAATCTGTAGCAAATGTTGATCGGTATCCGGGCGGCCTGCCAGATAGCTTTCAGGCGATCCGCTGATAACCTGCCATACGGCGTATGGCTTCTGGATGTTTTGCGGAGCCATGCCGAACATGAACAGGCGTACCGGGCTGGTGCCCAGCAGCGCGGTCACGCCGGGGTCGGCAGCGCAGATGGAGAAGATGGGCGGCGAGGTCATAGCTCTGACAGCGCCTTTTCGATTTCTTTGTCCAGCTCGGAGGCGAACTTGTCCGTCACCGGGCCTATGTTGTCGGCCAGCGCCGGGCGCAAAAATGGCTGCGCTCGCGCCCGCTCGGTGCCTAGCTCAACCAGGTGCCAGTGCGGCGTATTGCCTCGCCTGCCTGTGTCCGGGTTGCCTTTCGGGATCGGGCCGCGCAGGGTAAGAACACCAACGGAAACCATCGAGTCACCCGTCTGGCGGAAGTGCCTGCTTCGAGTTCTCTTGCCTATATTGTCGCGGATGCGGCGACCCGTCTCAAAATCATCCACGCGCTCGGCATTCTTCCGGGCAGCCCTGGACACGATGTTGGCCGCGACGCTAAGCGCCTTGCGCGCGCCGCTGTTGCGAATCTTGACGGGCATGCCGTTCATCTTGCGGATGACCTCTTCGAACCCGATCAGCGAGAATTGCACGCCATCAGCCATCATTCACCCCCTCGCTACACGGCAGCGTCAGGTACTCCAGACCGCTTTCCGGGTCAGCCAGAACGCCGTGTATGTTGTAAATCCGACCGCGATGGATGATGCGCATGGATGCGTCGATCGTCCGGCGACGGATGACGATCCGCGTAGTGACCTGCGACTGGACCGACTGCGCGGCAATAAGCTCTCGCGCACTCAGCGGCTCGATGGCAGCCGGCACTTTATCCGCCACCAGCTCCCAGCTCAGAACCATCTCGCCGGTGATCGGGTCTTGTGTGTAGCCCGGCTTCTCAATCCGGATGCGGTGCCGTAGCCGGCCTGCTGACAGAGCCATTATGCGAACGCCGGTTTGCGCAACGGATACAGCAGGGCCACCACTGGGCGCGGCAGGTAACCATACCCATACTGGTGGGGCATCTCGCCGTCTTGCTCGGCCTCTCGGTGCTTGTACAGCTCGCCCAGTAGCAGCTTGACGGCGGCCTTGATCTCATACCGGACGACCAGCTCGTCGCCGTCGCGCAGGTAATCAACCTCGCCTTCGGGTGTGCGCAGGATTGCACCTTGCTCATCACGCTTAGGCTGCCCAATGGGCGCGCCGTCAAGGTACGTCAGCACGGCAGCGGACGCCTCTTGTAGCTTGCGCTCAATGTCGGAGTCATCGTCATCGTGATCTACCAGCAGATGCGCCTTGGCCTCTTCCAGAGTGATCAGGTTCATTTTACGCTCACTCCCTTTGTGGTGTCGGCAGTAGAAGAGTTATCACGCAGGTCTTTGCCATCCCGGCCTTTCTTCACGGCCAGGCGCCAGCCCTTGCCGCCCATGCCAGGCGCTCCTTCGGGGGCGTCCTGCTGGGCAATCCAAAGGCTGCCGCCATGAGTCACGGCGTCGCCCTTCTCATAGTCGCATGCGGCCTTGTATATGCCTCGGTCAATGATGCTTGCGACGCGGATAGACTTCTCGACCACGCCATCTGCTGCCTGCATCTTGACGGTCAGCGTTCGGCCGTCCTCGCTCAGCGTCAGGTCGAACGACTCAAGCGGCAGTGCATCGCGCCCATCCTTAGGCACCGGCATACGATCAACGGCCCTCTCAAACGTATCGCGGGCCTGCCTCTCCCAGCTCAATGTGAGGTCAGAAAATCTCCGCTCGAACACTGCGGCGACCTCATCTACTGACGGCGAGGTGGGCAGATTAACATGCTTTACCAGCTCGGCCAGGTGCAATTTCAACTCAGCCATATCGGCGTCTTTTCCGTCAGTGCCGTCTTTGCCGTCTTTGCCGTCTTTGGGCACGGGGATCGCATTTACTGCGGAATCGACCATCTCGGCCAGGATGGGTCTTACGTCGTCTGCTGTGACTGACTTGCCGTCTTTCGGGGCAGGGATTAATTCAGCAGCAGCCTTGGCAATTGCCCCTACATCAATCTCGGGGGCAGCGGGGGCAGGAGCATCAGACAGAGCCTTCTCCAGCTCAGCAATTCGCTCGACTAG